CCACTATAATAAATTGTATTAAGTGCTGTAGCTGCTCCTGCTACTACTAAATGCTTATCGTGCATTACACAATATTTAGGATAAACAACACCACTTACTGTAATCTCTTCATAGAAAAAAGTTCTATCAACTAATGCACCAGTACCTGTCATCTTAAAAAGAGCAGGTTTAATCCCGGAGCCTTTATCAGTAATTACTACCTCACCATAAATACTATTTCCTTCATATAAAGCAAAAGTTGCTTGTGCTTGGCTTGTTCTTGCTGCTGTGCTTCTTCCGGTAAATGTAGAATAATCATCTCCACTACTATCTACGCTTGAACGATTTATTTGTAGCCAAGTTACTCCATCTAAAGTAAAATAAATATTTGTACCCGAACAGGCAATTAGCCCATCCGCATAAACAAATAGCCCTAATATACCATTAGAGCTATTGGGTCTTGCAGCACTACCTCCACCAAATAAAGTATAACCATTTATTCTTCGATAGCCCCCATCTGGATCAACTTCAAAGTTCATTAACTCTGTAGCGAATCCCGGTTGCTGGAGCATTTCAAATTGGTTTAGATTAGTATTTAAGCCCCCTTTGCATGATAATCCATATGCTTGCATATTTAATCAAACCTAACTCTATCGTCTGACATATATAAAGGAACTGTCCCTATTAAATTTTCTCTCATGCTTCTTAATCCTTTTTTATAATCCTCTAAAGCAAATGCTGACATTTGAGGATTATCTTTAAATTGATGTAGATAATATCTAGATTTAGCTAAAACAACTGTCTTATACATATCTGGAAAAACTACTGTATCATCGTGATCTGAAAGCTGAGTAGGTAAATCAAAAGCAAAAAACCAGACACGATATACTTGATCAGGAATAGGACTTAATCCAAACTTCCTTGCATCAGGACTTCTGATAACAAAGTTAGGCTCACCGCCTACGGCTGCATCAGCATCATCAGCATTCTCCATAGGTCTTCTAAAATCTTTCCACTTCTCAGTAGTAAGAAACCTTAAGTTCTTTGAAACATAAGGAGCAGATTCGCCTGAAACTCCTATTGTAGTTAGATAAAAATTATCCCAATCTATAGAACCATAGTCAGCAGTTATATCAGAACTTGCTGCTTTTAGTTCATACCATCTAGTATCTGCTGTAGTTTCTACATAAACATTTCCATACATAGGATCAGTAGCACCACTCTCAGCAGTAGCCAGAAAAGGCCACTGAGGTTCTTCATTTACAATATCTAGGTATGCTCGATTAATACAATCTTTTGCATGTGCCTGTATTCCTACAGCACTTGAAAAAGTAGAAGAGGTTAGTACAACCTCATTCAATTCTCTTAGTAATTCATTTGTTAATTGTAGGAATGTAGTAGCCATAATCTCCTATTTCGCTCTTTTGTTATTACCAAACATTGCTATGGTCTGTCATGTTCGATATGCCGCCACCTATGCTTCGCTCTTTCATTATTACCAAGCATTGCTATGGTATGGGCCAAATTCAGAGCAGCTTGCGAGTATTTCATCGCCTCATCCTGATCTTGACTATAATCCGCTTTTTGGGCTAACGACTTTATTGCTTTTTCGATTTCTACTTTCATGGGTTCTAACTCCTGAATGTAATAATGGCGATTAAGGCCCACCCTTGCCTACTTCTTTCGCTTACGTTTCTTTGCCTTAGCCGCAGCAGCTTTACCTGCCTTTGTATAAGGATACTTAACTCCATTAACTTTTGGCATTAGACTTATCTCCGAAAATTTTATCATAGTTTTTATTATACTTCTTTTTACGATCTCCTAAATAAAAACTCCCAGTAAGACCTAGCACCTTTCCTGTCTTCTTTTTGGTTATTACCATTGGATTTTTTTCACTACCAATTTGAGGCATAACTTCTCCTTAATAAGAAAAGGGGGTATATTTCAACCCCCCCTCCTACTTCTACTAGTCGATACCGTAGAATACGGAACATAACGCATTAGCTCGTAGTACTTTAGCTCCATATACATGGAGTCCTCGTACTATATCGCCAAAGCTGTCAGGATCACGCAAAACTTCAGTACTTGTAATAGTCTGGGCAGTTGCACAAGCCGACATGTGACCAGCAATACATTTACCTGCGGCATTAGATGTCGAGGCAATATTGTTAGTCTTGTACATATCAAACCCACGTAACTTTCCAGATGATACTAAGCCGTTCCTGATGGAACCTTGCCCTGCATTGTAATCAACAGACAAGAGTTTAGAGGAACTTTGAACAAGTTGCTCATAGAACTCAGGATTTGCGAGGAACCAACGCCCCTCGTCTGGTACATTCTGCTCATCCAATAAACGTGACATATGAGAAAGCACATCTATTGGATCATGCTCACCAGCAGCAAATCCAATGTCTAGATTACCAGTACCGTCAAAAGTACCAGCAGCGAGGTCGGTAGCACTATCAGAACCTAAAATGTGATTAGGACTAGACGCAGAAACTCCTGCGAATAGAACTGCAATCACACCTTCATCAAACGCATCTTTTAGAGCATATGCTGCTGAAGAAGACGCAACTGATCGCCAGTTTACATGAGACATATTAGCTTCAATGTCATCAACTTTAAACTTAAAGGCGTTAGCTGTATCGACAACAAGAGTAATCTCTTGGTCTGTCAGCTTCATTTGCGTTACATCTGCACCACGCTCGTATTGATATACGGTGATTTCAGGTTCTTTGATAATCTTTACAGAGTCTCCAAAACTCCTAATTTCACCTGCGTAATCTGTATTAGTAATTGCTTCTGCAACAGATGACTTTCTAAAGAAATTTAGAACTGTCTTGGAATAGACAGCAGGTAGAAAGAAAGAATTATTTTGACCGCTGACCGAGTTAGCAAAGTTAGCATCAGTATCCGTACTTGGCTCAAAATATTGGTCAGATTGGTTATAAGCCATTATTATATCTCCTTAAATAACTATTTTACTATCCTGCCTTCTGACAAGGCTTCTTGAATATCGTCTTGATATTTGTCGAAATCGTCAATAGACATTCTAGCAATTTCCCGTTCTGTCCAAACTTTTGGAGCTTGTGAATCTACAGCCGTTGTTTTGGTAGACACCATATCGGCAGCAGACCCTTTACTCCTAGGTTTGGACTGCTTTTGTGGTGACCGAATTATACCCTTTTCTAATTTGTAAAGGTCTATAGCTCGACTTGCTAAATCAGCACTACTATTATTTGCATAAACCCATCTTTGTATATCTTCAGGTTGTTCTTTTGCCCATCCATGAAAATCATCACTACCCCTTATATCTTCAAAATCAGGGTGGTTAGTCTTTAGTATCGACTCTGCTTCTCGTTTTACGAGATCAGCTTCACGTTGTTGGATAGCTGAAAATTGTTGTCGCATACCTGCAACTTGACTTTCACTATGTAAATGTGCAACAGATTCAACTGTTTCATACAAGTCTGGATTTTGCTTTTTAAACTCCTGTAGTTCTTCTAGAGATTTTGGAGCTTTATATGCAGGTGCTTTAGATGCAGCATCTGCTAAAAGTTCTTGTTCTCTATTTTTGAATTCCGAAAGTCTATTATCGTAATGTTTCTTTAGATCGTCATACCTTTTCTTATAATTTACCCTCTTTGATTTTTCAGGGGGCGTTTCAGAATCTTCTGAAGGCGTAGCCTGTTTTTCATTGGGTGCAAAAAATAATCCATCTGCATTATCCGATACTTTACCATCCGGTACATGCCAAGATTTTTTTGCGTTATAAGGGTTAGGTTCTTTCTCCTCTACGGGTTGTCTTTCAGCCATTATACTTCCTCCACGGGGCTTGGTAGTTTAAAAGGTAGCCATAATAATGAATTATTTGTACAGATAATTCAGTATGGGGCTTTTACTTTCAAGGTAGCCGCTATCGTTGTCTAACATTAAGACTAGGCATTTGATTAGAAGCAACCATAGACTTCTTGATTTCTTCGTCTTCTATGCTTTTGTCTCTTTCCATTAAACCACCGTCAAAGGCACGTTCAGCTTCATCCATCATAGTTTGAAGGTTGTCTGCACCTAGTTGATCGGTAGCTTTTTTAGTGACTACAAACTCACCGTCAGATAATCTGGCGGGTATTGAGTCTGAGACACCATCTCCGGGGCCGGTTACTTCTCCAGCACCAGAAAACTCAGAAGCAGTATCTACAACTTTGTCAAAAATCATACTAAGTTGTGGGTCTGCCTCTAAAGCATTCATTAAATATGTTTGTTCTTCTGGGTCTAAAGCTTCATTCATTACGAAATCTACATAATCATCTTCCATTTCTTGATCAGGAAGTTGTGAGGCTTCTACTTCTGCCATTTCTTCTGGCGGTATATTTGGGTATGTGTCTACTGGGGCTGCTGTATCTTCCATTTCTGGAGGAACCATTATAGAGCCTCCAGCTTGTCTTGGTTCTCGCCCTCCCGGCATCCATCCCGGTGGAGGTAAAATAATTTCTAGCTCTTCACCGGCTTCCTCCATTTCTTGAATTTGTTTTTCTGACATGCCCTCTATAGAATACTCATAAGCTGCTTCTGAAGGATCTAGACCTCCCCATTTGTCTTGATCTATGTCCTCAAAATCAGGTTCAAACTCTTTATATGCGGCTGTCTCTGCGGCTAGTTCTCCTTCCTGTTGTCTTTTAAATTGAGCATCTACAAACGTATCTTCAAATTTTACTTTTTCCTTAATAAGAGATCCTAAATATATTTCATATTGATCTGGATCATTAATTTCATCTCTTACCTTATGTAATTCTTCAATCTTAAAAATAATTGTTTCTTCAGGTAAACCACGCTGCCTCCTAGCACCAGCTAATGAAGACTCAATACCTTGTTGGGGATCTTCTGTTAATGTAGCTTCTAGATATTCTATACCAATATCTCTTTGACCTTCATATCCTCCAGGATCAGCCTCTCCTTCCATAATACGATCTGCTCTTTGTTCAGGAGCAACAGCAGCTTCACGTTTAAGTCTTTTTTCAGTTTCTCTTATAACTCTATCTGTTTCTTTTTTTGGTAAATATTTTGTTGCTTTTTTAAGTAAGGCTTTACCTCCTTCTGTAAGTAAGGCTTTACCTCCTTTAACTAAAGCTCCAAGTTGATATTGCTCTCTTTCAGGAGGAACTAACATAGAAGATCCACCACCTTTACGTCCAGTTCTTTTCTTTTTAACCATCTATATTTTCCTCTTCTTTAGTTTTTAAAGACCCTCTGCTATAAGCACAAGAAGTTTCTTCCTGCATCCGCTCATTATTTAATGGCCTTTCTTAATAAAAGTTGCTCTGGTGTATATGTACGTGCATTTATTCCAGCATTCATTTCCTTAAGCGAATCTTTTAAGCTTGGCAATTCTATGCCAGCATCTTTTTCAATAGCCTTTGCCACTTCTTTTAGCTTCTTTAACTTCATCCTTCAATCGCCCTAACATTTCCAGAGAATTGATCTTCCCCCGGCAGCGATACGTTTCCTGTTCCGATGTTGCCGCCACCAGTACCCGTAGTTCCAAGTTCTTGAGGTTGTTGAGGTGTTCCTTGAGGGGTTCCCAACACTCCGGGTTGTTGGTTAGGATTGATAGGCGTTTCGCCAGTTGTTTGTCCAGCATTATTTTGCATCCCTATAATTTGGGCCATGATAGCCGCTTCTTCTGGATCGTTAAGTATTTCATCAGGATCAAGATCAAGCGAGTATGCAAGCTC